ATACAACTGCACAGCATCACCATCAGCTCGCGATTACACAACTGTAAATGAATCACCAGCACCATTGGAAATGTCATGGGAATTCCAGACAACACCAGTGAGCGTAGGTGGATTTAAGCCAACATCTTATGTAACTATTGATTCAACTAAGATCGCTGCTGCTAAGTTGACAAAGATTACCGATGCTTTATATGGAACAGCGACTGTTGACGCTAAGATTCCATCAATCGATGATCTTCTAGCAATCATGAGAGCTGCTTAAATAAAATGATCGAAAGGAGATTATAGAACATGTATAGAGATCATAGAACATATATCGATTACAATGGGGTAGAAAGAACTGAAGACTTCTACTTTAATCTATCAAAAGCTGAGATTGCTGATATGGAATTAGGAACTGCTGGCGGTATTAAAGATATGGTTAGCAAGATCGTAGAGGCAAAAGATCAAGCTCGTCTTGTTGAATTGTTTAAGAGTTTAATCCATAAAGCTTATGGTGTTAAATCTGAGGATGGCAGAAACTTTATTAAGAATGATAAAGTTAGAGAAGACTACTTCTCAACAAATGCCTACTCTGATTTATATATGGAATTAGCTACAAACGATAAATTTGCGGTTGCTTTCTTTGAGGCCATTCTACCGAAGCAAGAAGAAGCAGTTGCTCCAGCATCAGAACCAAACAATCTTAACTAACGACTGGGTATAGACTATTTAGAGGGGCGGCCATCAAACTGCCCCTTATTTTTTTATTTAGAGAAGGGAGTATTTTATATGCCTTTAGAGATTAAAAATGAAGCAATTGAAGCCTGGGATTCAGTTAATAATGTATTTATTCAAATCCCAGAGTCAAAAATAACAATAGAACACTCACTTGTCTCAATAGAAAAATGGGAAGCAAAATGGGAAAAGTCGTTCTTATATAATTTAGAAAATAAGCAACTATCTAGAATAGAATTCCTTGATTATATACGATGTATGACATTAGAAAAAAATGTAGATCCGAATATTTATCTATACTTATCTAAATCAAACATCGATAAGATTATAACATACATGAATCGAAAGAATACGGCATCTACTATAAAGAGACGAGGTAACAATCTACCATCTAGAGAAATTGTTACAGCAGAACTAATCTACTATTGGATGATTACACAAGGAATACCTTTTGAATGTAAGAAATGGCATATTAATAGACTGATGATGTTGATTGCTATTTGTTCGATTAAGAACTCAAACAATAAGATGTCAACTTCTGATATATTAGAAGAAAATCGTAGAATTAGTAGAGCAAGAAGAGGTGCCAAATAATGGGTATAAAGTTACATTATGATGGACGTAGTAGAAGTACCGAGAGATTCCTAGAGAAAGCTAAAACTCGTAAATTTTATGATCGTATTGAGAAATACGCTGAACGAGGTGTTGAGGCATTGAAACGTGCTACACCAAAAGATACTGGTAATACAGCTGGAGCTTGGGGGTACAATATAGAATACACTGATGATTCGGTTAGAATAAGTTGGACCAATACAAACGAGAATCAAGGAATCCCAATTAGTATTCTTCTACAGTATGGGCATGGAACTAGAAATGGGACCTATGTTGAAGGTACTGACTATATAAATCCAGCATTAGATGATGTTATATCTGATATGGTAGAGCACGTATGGAGGCAGGTGATTAGATAATGGCTAAGAATAGAAGAAGTCAAGACGTAGATACTAAAATCGTCAAAATGGAATTTGATAATAAGAGTTTCGAATCTAACGTGGCCACGACAATGTCTACATTGGAAAAACTAAAGCGCTTATTATCTTTTAAAGGTATTGAAAAAGGATTTGAGAAACTAGACAAATCTGCTGGAGGATTTGAGAGCAGCATGTCTGGTATGGAACAAGCTATTAGTAAAGTAACTGATCAGATGTCTACATTGGAATTAATCGGTAGAACTGCTTTGATTAATCTTACTAATAAAGCCGTTGATGCTGGATTGAAGATTGCCAAGTCTTTATCTGTCGACCAGTTAACAGAAGGTTGGAAGAAATACGAAGATAAAACTAAATCGGTACAATCTATTATGTCCGCCGATCCGAACTTAACAATCAATCAAGTTAATGCGGCGTTAGATAAGTTAAATAGATATACCGATGAAACCTCATATAACTTTGTAGACATGACTAGTAACATTGGTAAGTTCATGTCTGCTGGTCAGGGTTTGGATGAATCGGTTGAGGCCATGCAAGGTATTGCAAACTGGGCTGCGGCAGCTGGTCAAGGCGCTGATAAAGCGGCTAATGCTATGTATAACATATCTCAGGCTATGGGTACTGGTAGTATGGCGGCAATCGACTGGAAATCAATCGAAAACGCTAACATGGGTACCAAAGAAGCAAAAGAGCTCTTCATACGAAAAGCAGTTGAGCTAGGTAAACTAACCCAGGAACAAGTAGATAATGGCGATGTTACATATGCCAACTTCAGAGATACTCTTAAAGACAGATGGTTGACTGCTGACGTAATGAAAGAGACCTTTAGAGAATATAATAAATTCTACAAAGAGGTTGAAACACGTGCCGATAAGTTCGGTATGACAATTACTGAAACCATCTCGTCTATTAAGAAAGTAAACAAGAAGATACAAGATGGCGCTGTATATGAAGACTTGACTGATAAAGAAAAAGAGTTCTATGTATCAATTGATGGTCAATTAGATCATTTATCTATGAAAGCATTATTGGCAGCCCAGGAAGCGAAGTCATTAAGTGATGCTTTAGGATCTATTAAAGATGCCGTTTCGACATCATGGATGAAGACGTTTGAATGGATTTTCGGTGATTACGAAAGAGCAAAGGTCTTATGGTCAGATGTTGCTGAAATTATGTATCACGTGTTCGCAGAAGGTGGTGAATTACGAAATCAAGTATTAATGCTTTGGAATACTGGTTGGCAACCATATAACCAAGAAGTTGTAGATTCTTGGAGTGGTGGAAAACGTTTAATGGAAGGTATGTATAACTTCTTTAAGACGTTTATTGATATTCTAGACCAAGTTAAGAAAGCATTTAGTGATGTATTCTTATTTGGAGAAGAAGAGTTCCAAGATTGGACAATAGCAAATAGATTGTGGCATGCTACAGAAGCATTTAGGGAATTTACTGCTAGTCTAAATTTAAGTGAATCTGCTTTAAGTGGCCTATACCATGTAGTTAAAATATTCTTCCAAGGCGTCAAAATAGGAGTAGATTTCATCGTAATGCTCGTTAAAATATTTGGTGAATTTATCATATTCGTAAGAAATGTAATAAATGATTTCTTAGAATGGGTTGATAGTCTATATAAAGTTGAAGAAGCAGAAAAAGATTTAAATAAAGAGACTGAGAAAACAGTTACGTTATTCACATATTTTGAAAAAGCTGTTGGTGTTGTTCGATTCGCGTTCAATGCTCTTAGAGATGGAATAAAACAAGTTGGAGTTAGATTTAAAGAATTCACTGACCGTGTTAAGGAATTAGATGAATTTAAACGATTTATTGAATACTGGAAGACTCAAGGCTCTAAGTTCAAAGAAGTTATGAAAAACACATTTGGAGAAACATACGAAGCGGTTGCTAAATTCTTAGAAAACACCAGAAAGAATTTTAAACTTCCAACTATGGACGATATGGTTAAAAACACGGGGAACGCTATGAAGTGGTTGCGAGAGCATATTGAATCCGCAAAACAAGCAATCATAGAGTTTGCTGAACGAACCGATGAAAGCTTTAAAAAATGGGGAGTGTATGACGCTGTAAAACAATACACAAGTAGTATAAGAGCTGTTTGGGATGGTTTTATAAAATGGTTAAAGAGCCCAGATAAACAAGGTATTAGTTTTGACTTCGGACAATTAGACGGTAAAGGTTTTCTTGAGAAGGCAAGAACTTTAGGAAAACAGTTCATTCATCAATTCATGGATGGTTTAGGAAACACATCAATGAAAGACATTCTAGCAATAGGCGGTACTGGTGGATTTATCTGGTTCTTAATCTCGGTTAAGAAGAAGATTGATTCGATAACTAAAGAATGGAATATTGGTGAAATTATAAAGAATGCTGGACAATCATTAGCATCGTTAAAGGGTGTATTAGACGCTAAGAAGCTGGATTACATGTCGGTTGCTCTCTTACGTTTCGCACAATCGATTGGCATCCTTGTTGTATCGATCATGGTTCTTGCTCAATTGCCAGAGGATAAATTAGCTACAATTACAACCATCATTGCTATATTAGGTACTACTCTAGCATTGATACTTAAGAATAACAAGAAGCCAGACGAGTATGTTAAATTCTCAGATGCATTTAGCGAATTCGCCAATGGTATTGCAAAAGGTTTACGCACATTTGCAAAACTTGTAGGTATTTCAGCAATTGTAGTAGCGGTAGCATCTTCGTTAATTGGTATAACCGCCTTTGTATTAACACTCAAAGGTTTGAATCTAGAAGACTACATACCTGCTCTTGAATTATTAGGAATTATCTCAGCTGGTTTATTAGTATTCGTAGGAACATTATTAAAAGTTGGAGAGAAATCCAGTGGAAAAGGTGCTGGTATAATAATTGCCCTAACCTTAGCTATTGTATTCTTAATGAAAACAGTTGGTAAGTTCCCATTTAAGTCCTTAGATTTGTTTGTTCAAATTTTCCAAACAATTGGAAATTTATTAATTAATGTTGCTGGCTTAATACTAGCAGCAGCTGTGTTTGAAAAGTTTGCTAAAGCATCATCGACTGGAACTAGCTCATTCGCCAAGAGTGCAATCAGATTCGTATTGGCCGTTGGCACATTAGCAATTGGTGTTGGTTTGATTATGAATGGATTTAAGGAATTTACAGAGTATCTTCCAATATTCGTTAGAACCATTACTGAGAATGGGCCAGCAATAGCAAAGGCAGTCGAAACAATTCTGTCTGGTATTCTGATTGCGATAGTTGCTCAAAAGAGTAAAATGATACTCACAATAGCAACGTTGATATTAGCGGTCGTGGCAGCATTAGATACTATTGAACCAGAAGTGGTTGAAAAAGTTGTTAAGCAAATCGTCAAAATGATAGAAACAGTTAGTAAGTATGCTGGACTTATTGTGGAGGCATTGGTTAAGATACTTGTAATTCTTATGGATGAATTAGCGAATGCTATTAACAGAAACACAAAACCATTATTGAAATCAGTTTCTAATTTAGTTAATAGTATTATAAATCTATTCTCAGCTGGTATAAAAACCTTAATTCCTATCTTAGATGACACTGGTTCTAAACTTGTGGCAAAGATAGGCGTATACTCTGCTTTAATTGGAGTTGGTATCAAAGCTGCTGGTAGAGTAGCAAAAGCTGGTAAAACTGTAGTTGATGCTTTTGGTGCAATAGGTAAGTTTAACACTCTATCAGTATTGAAAACGAATATTATGTCATTATTTGATGGGGTTAAGAAGTTCTTTAGTTTCTCTGGAAAACTTGCTACTGGGGCATCAGCTTTAGTAACGCCATTTAAAGGACTAACTAGCGTGTTGAACACAGTATCAATAGCTGGTGTAACGTTATCACAAGTATTAGGCGGAATCTTAGTAGTAGTTCCTTTAATTGCTGCAGCAATCGGAGCAGTAGTAGCAATAACAGCTATATGGAACGCTAAAGCAAAACATCAAGCTGATATAATGTACGGTTTAACATCTGCTCAAAAAGAGCAATTAGAGCAAACCGATAAGTTAAAAGAAAGTCATGATGAATGGATGGCTAGTTCTGATACGGCCAATTTATCCTTGGCAAAGGAATCCAATATTGTAAAAGCATTGTGTGCAGAATACGATAGATACTTAGATGAGAATGGTAAGGTTAAAGAGGGATATGAATCCAGAGCCGATTTAATTCTGGGTAAAGTGTCTCAAGCGACTGGATTAGAGAAGAGTGAATTACTATCTCTGATTGAAACCCATAAGTCACTAACCGCAGCAGCTCAAGAATCTTTAGCTGTTCGATTTGGCAGTAAGTATTTAGAGAAACATCAAGATCAGTACTTTGCTGCAGTTGGAGAATCAAAACAGTGGGAGATTCAGGCTACTGTAAACGAGCAATCCATCAAAGATGCTAAAGAAAAGCTAAACAAGTTGAATGAATGGTTAAATACAAAAGACAACAACCCTCTATACAATAAGAATGCCGATAGTACTGAATATTCACAAGCAGTATTTGCCGCTAAGAAATTGCAGGAAAACCTAGCAACATTAGAAGCTCAAAAGGCAATTATTCAACGTAATAGTGCTGATACATTAACTGAGATTTCTCGATATGAACAGTTATCAGAGGCGATCAAGAATAACGACTATGAAGCTATAAACAAGTTTAGAGAAGATATATCTAGTCAGTTTAGCATGTCAATGTCTGACATTCAGGAAAAGGGTAGTGATACATTAAGTACAATGTATAAAACTGCTGAGAACGTTTTAAAGATTATGCAGTCTAGTTCAACAGCTAGTCAAGATCAGATTAACATGGCCATGGAAGATCATAAGAAGAGTTTCGAAAACTACATAACATCCATGATTTCCGGAAGTGATGATGCTAGAAAAGCCGTTATACGTTATAAGCAAGATATTGCTAACATATTAGGTGAAAATTCTGATCTATATAAGGCTGTCGAGAATATTGAAAGCGTTCTTAAGCCGGACTTAGAATCTACTGGACGAGACGTAGCTCAAAGTTATCTACAATCCGTTGCTGACAATATTAAGGATGGTAAAACAACGATAGAAGACGCTGCTACATCAATAGCAACTTACTTCAACATTCCGGAAGAAGCATTGGATGTTCCTCAAGTTCGAAAATTTGTTAACGATATTGCTGAAACGCTTAAGGATGGTAAAGTAGACGAGGCCATGCAAGAGCTAGGAAACAAGTTGCGTATTG